GTTCTTCCTTCTAATCCGTGGCTCGAAATACATTTATCACTTCGCAACACATCAAAGTAATGAATATTTTCTAAAAGCCTTACACATTCTTTATCAAACTCGGTAGAATCGGGGCATTTATGAAAGTACAAATAACCTCCCATCAGTTCGTCCGCACCATCGCCATTTAATATAACCTTTGCATCGCTATGTTCTTTAATGTACTTGGCGACGTTCCAATTACCTACGCTGGCTCTTACTGTAGTGGTATCATAACTTTCAATATCAACAATTACGTTTGGTATAGAAGTTAAAAAATCCTCTTCGGTGCAAATAATTTGGGTATGCTTGCTTCCAATATGGTTGGCAACAATTTTTGAATACTTTAGATCCTCCGAATCCTCTAGGCCGATGCTAAAGGTCTCGATATCTTTTCCAGTCATAAGTTTATAGTATCGCGCAGCAATTGCTGAGACAATACTACTGTCTAGACCGCCGGATAATAGACAGGCAACGGGTCTGTCCGAAATTTCGATCCTTTTTACAACCGCATCAACAAGCGCCGTATAGATACCTAGATGACATACCGGTTCTTTAAAATAAAAGGGTTTATGACACTTAAAATAGGGTGTTATGTATACCTGGTTATAGAACCCATTGATCACCTTATATTTAGCATAATTTCCGGGGGGGAATTGTTCAACGTTATTAAGAGGTAAACATTTCATAGGCTCAAGATCAGAACAAAAGCAAATGTTTTTATTTACATGATTTACGTACAAGGGTCTTACTCCAAAGGGATCCCTCGCAACAAAAATACTATCCTCTTCTTTATCATAAATTACAAAGGAAAACTCGCCGTCAAGTTCTTGTACGCATTTTTCCTTTAAAATGTCGTATAGAAGTAAGATCACCTCACAATCGCTTTTGGTGGTTACTTTAAGATTATATTTTTCTACGAGTCTCTTGTAATTGAAGATTTCGCCATTACAAACAAGAATATAATCTTTATAATGCATTGGCTGACCCGACGCGTAATCAACGCCATTAATGGCGAGTCGATGGAACCCCAAATAATTATGATTTACCACCTCTAGCACGGATCCCTCTGGTCCTCTCTTTTGACCCTTTTTAAAATACGAATATACATTAATATTTATTCTGGGACCAAACAAGGCAAAAATACCACACATAGAAAGATATAAATATATATCTTTAATTTAGTATAATATATAAATGAAAAAAATATTCATTTTTATTCTACTTCTGATCATTGTCTTTTTTTCTATTAGAAATTCACAGATAACAACCTAAACAAATTTATACATATAGGATATAATGGATTATGAAAATGAACTAAACAAACGTTTAGAAACAAGATACATTCCTTCCGCTCATTTACAACCTCTTTTTGATGTACGTTCGGTTGCAACAAGATATACTCATTTTAAAACACATGAAACTCCTATAAAACCAGAGTTGCATAATTACTCAAATTATTCACAAGAGACCGTTTTCAATCCTGGTAGCAGAGCGCCCGTTGACTACTTTTTTAAATGCGTAGACGTAGAATCAACCTTGCGTTCACAATTTATGGCACTCCAAAAGTCAAACCAAGCTGTATACGTACCAGACACAACAAGCGATCTATACAATTATAACTCTTATGATAACAGAGACCTGTTTTCTGAAGTAAACCTTCCATCTAGGAAAACAATATCTGAAAACAACCTATTTAATAATATGACTCGTTTGGATATTAGAAAATAATACACTCTATATTTTAATGTATTATAGTACAATCTGTAAAACCTCCAAAAAGGAGTATACGAAAGAAGATATTACTTATAATAAAAAGGATATCATTTTTATTTTTAATAAGATGATCGCAGACGATGCCGAGAAAAAATATCCAGATTACGAAACCTATAAAAACATTTTTCAGACGTTTGCATTTGATATTATAGAAAAAAATAATATTTTAAATTATAAATTCCAAGAACACGAATCTCAACCCTTTGTAGAAAATGACAAAAAATTGCTGTTAAGACCTAAAAACAAAACAATAATGGATATGTTTTATAAGGTTGAAAAAATATAATATTATTATAATGAAAACGTTTAAAAAACTTAACTGTCATCCAAGAAAAACGAAGAAACGTGATACCTGTTATGATGACAATGAATTAGTCTTGTTGAAAGAAGACTGGAATAAACAAAAACCCGACCTTAAAATAGTGGCTGTAAAACCCAAAGATATTTGGAGTGAACTAAAAAATAAATTTGCAGATTGTCCGCAGGAATTATGCTGGGTGGATAAAATTGTAAAGGATAAATCTTTAAAACATAAATTATATAATAATTTTGCACCAAAAACACAAGATTCTTGGAAATCAAATAGTAATGAATGGCTGGATAGCAATGATATAAAAAATGTACTACAACAGTATAAAGAACATTATAAACACTTTACCTATTTAGGTCCTTCGCCCATTGATTTTGATAAGAAAATAAGAGGTGTTTGCGTTTGGCCGGAAATATGCAAGTTTTCTGTGAAAGAACACTTAAAAAAAGGTATCACAAAAATAGGTGTTGCATTAAACCTAGATAAACACACGGAAGACGGATCTCATTGGGTAGGCATGTTTATTGACCTTAAAGAAAAATACGTGTTTTATTTTGATTCAAGCGACGGGCCTATACCTAAAGAGGTGACAGCATTTACAAATAAGATAGTAGAACAAGCCAAGGCTTTGAAAATAAAATTAAAAAAATATAACAACAAGGGTATGCAGCATCAAGAAGGATTATCTGAATGCGGAATGTATGTATTATATTTTATTATTCATTTATTAGAAAAAACCAAGACCGTAGATGACTTTAGAAAAAAAAGAATACCTGATGAAGAAATTTCATCATTTAGGACAATCTATTTTAATAAAATATAAACATTTACTCTTTATTTATCAAATGAATACAACTCAAAATAAAGCGTCCCTTTGGAAGTCATGTATAGAACAAGGTATATTTGATAACATACCTTCTTCTTATCAACCCCAAATTCAAGGTCTGTTTGAATCCATGATTAGACAGTTTAATAATGAAGGTCTTGAACTCTCTAAAGCAAATCAGATATTTTTGAGGGACTTTAAAATAGAATTAATGAAGTTAACAAATACACCTATACCTACAAAGACCTTTGAAGAAACAAATGCCGAATATAATAAACTATTTCAGCCAGATAAGCCTGAAAAGATAGACTTTAATAAAGAGATGGACACACCTTTAAAGGATATTGAGAGATTGTTAAAGGAAAAGGCCGATCAACGTTTACTAGAAAGTCAAAATTATTTCAAGGATGTAAGAACCGAGACAATTATAGAAAGTAAAGAACCTGAACCTCAAACTCGTCTTGAACCTCGTATTCCCGAGGTAATTCCTATTGCTACAAACGATAGGACGGAAGAATTAATTAAATTGTTTAAACAACAACACAAAATATTATCAGGTATTTTAGAATCACAAATAAAAATTATTGAACTATTACAAAAAAAATAAGACAGACATATATATATGAAGAACTATATTCTAACTGGTTGTATATTACTTTTAACAATTTCATTATTTTTTCCAGTGAAAGAAGGAGCAGATAATGAAAATACGCAAAATAATGAACCACAAGTTCCAGAGAAATTAAGAGCGCTGGACGAGGTTTATAAGAAAAAACTTTACGAAACCGTTAGTGAAATCGTTAGCAAAGGTTTAAATGAAGAATTTATTAAAACTCCTGCTTGTAAGGCAGAATGTGTTTTAGATGAGGAAAAAATAAGGCGTTCATTATCTGTTATAGATCAAGCACACGTTGTCTTAATTATAAGTTTTCTTTACAATTTATTGAATGACGACGCGTCTTTAAAATTTATTACTGGAATGTTAGGACCAAATTCTAAATTAGTAAATAGACCTCCTATAAATGTTACAAAGGAAGAATTAAGAGTCATTGTAATCATTATTAAGAACTTAAAAAAAAATAAAAATTTTATGAGTCTTTTGAATAAAGTAAATAATTCAGTTAAAACCTAAAAAAATAAATAATATATATGAAGATCTCCTTTAAGAATATATTTATAGTATTTGCGCTTTTTTTATTTACAGTTCTATTCTTTAAATATAGAGAGGGGTTGGAAAGAAGCGAATGGATTACACCTGGTTATCATAACAAAGATCGTTATTATAATGAACATAAAACGAGTGGAAACCCGGAGATTGATGCAATAGAATTCAATCATCGTGCAAAAAAGCCAGTGTATATTGACAGTAGTATACATACTACGATTGTTGATATTGAACCTATAAAAAGAGTAAGTGAAATGAGGTCTAAAGTAAAAAAGTTAAATGATTTGAGGTCTAAAAAACCCATGGTTATTAAAAGAATTCGTCCAATTACAACTAACTATAAGAGATAATTTAGTGAATTAATTTAATAACAATAAAAAAAAATGAAATGATAAATATATATGAAAGAAAATACCATATTATTTATCGTTATTGGAATTTTTTTATTAACACTTATTTTTAATTATAAAGAAGGATTATTAGACCGAAACGCTATTTCTGATGCTGTTCAAGAAGCCGTTCCTTCAGTACAACAGATTCCTTCAGGACAAGCCATTCCTTCGGTACAAGAAGTCGCTTCAGGACAAGCCATTCCTTCGGTACAAGAAGTCGCTTCAGGACAAGTCATTCCTTCAGGAGAAGCCATTCCTTCAGGAGAAGCCATTCCTTCAGGACAAGACATCGCGCAATACATTCCTTCAGGACAAGAGACAGAAGAGACGCAAGACATGACACAAGAGTCACAAGACATTGGTTCAAATACTTCAACGAATACAAATTCTTCTACATCCTTAGAAGATGAAGTTAAATATGTTAAAAGTATTATTTCTTATGGTAAAGGAGCGCTTCAACAAGCGATAGATACTAGTAAACAAGGTGATGCGGAAACCCTTAATACAATTATGGTTGATACTAAATTATTAATGAAAGACATTTTAGATGTTTCAAAAAGCGTTGCAGATAAAGCGAATGCTTCTAACGATACATCAGTAAATTCTATATATACATCTGTCAAATCTGCCTATGATTATATTGACAAACAGAATGTTAATACAAATGACCTTACCAATTCACTTAATTCACTTTCGGGTATAGGTGGTGTACCTCCTTTTTCACTTTCATCTATACCTAGTGCAGATTCAGAAATGCCTATTGAATTTCAACCAACGTCTGGTACGCCCAAGCCATATGGAGATGAATGTACAGAAAATAAAGTAGGTTGTCTATGGAATAATAATCCTGCTGATATAAGTAATTGGTGGACAGAGCATAGAGAAAATGATGATCCTAAAATTAATAACGTTCAATGGAATTATCATTCCTTAGATGTGGGAGATTATATAAAGTATCCTGGCGTATATCGTAATCCGTCAGATAAAAGCAACGGAACTGTAAACTTTTCAAAATATACAAGTGATAAAGCGAAAGAACTAAAGGATTTAAAAGCAAAAATGAGTAGTTATGACATTTCATTTTCTTCCTATGAAAGTATCTTGAAAAATGATGCACGTTTTATAGATTCTATAAATGCAGAGAAAGAGAGAATGAAAAAAGATTTGTTAAATAATATTCCGAGACAAACCCAAACCCAAACTCAAACTCAAACCCAAAACGAACAAAATTATGATGTAGAGGGAACAACTTGTCCATCACTAAAATGTATTGCAGATTTTGGAACAAATATAGGAGAAAACCTTTGCTGTGGCCAAACAGGTGTTTTACAAAACACTGAATATGTATGTCCCTCTTCTAAACCAACTTGCCAAAACTTTAAGTGTGGAAGTAAATTCGGTCAGTGTATTTAAAGTATAAATAATATATATGAAGATACGTAATATCGTGTTATTATTTATACTTTTATTAATAGGATTTTTTTTTTATAAAATAAAAGAGGCTTTAACCTTGCAAGAAGCAGATGCAACCCTTAAAGACCTAAATCAACAATTAGATAATGCATTAAATGAACGAAACTTTAGAGATGTAGAAATTTTACAAGACAAAGTGTCATTAGCACGAAAGGAATATCTTAATTTGTTTCAAGCTGACACAGAAGAAAGAAACAGGAATCTTCCGATTGTAGAAATGGATTTAACCGTACAACTTGAATTAGAGAAAAAAAGAAGCAATGAATCTGTAAAAAATGCAATAAATAATCAAAAGATTTTAGATAAGAATAATTATGATAATTATATTGAACAAAATCAAGGATTTTTTGAAAGTCTTACAAATAAAGCAAAAAAAATTCTTAGCGACCAATTAAACACTATTTCATTGTTAAAACAACAGGCAATAGATAACAATTTTATAATAAATGATACTCCTAAAAAACAGGTTCTTAATAAAACAAAGGATAGATATTTGGATCCTGAATGCAATAAAAATGAATATCTTTATTGTTCGGGTGATAAAATAACGTGTGAAGATATATTTGGAAACCCATTAAAAGATATGAAAAATAAAAATGGAATCTATAGCGGTTGCGGGAGCGCTATCAATAGTAAATCCTATTCGCAATTTTTAGATGACATGACAGCAGGATTAACCGTAGAAGGAACACAAAGCGTATTTTACGACATTTCTTCGTGTCCAAGTGATAAACCGTGGAGAGTTGATATATCTGCAGGGGATTTATCTTTTAATGTAGGATATAACGATACTTCAGGTGAAGTAACATTACTTAACAGCGAGTTTTACAAAAAATTTGACGTTGTTTATATAGACGGTGAATATTTATATAATAAATACAACAAAGATCCCTCTTTCAATGCGATAGAAAAATACAAGGTTTTTATGAATAAAAAGGTCTATTATAAAGGGTTAATAAAGGAAGACTTGACAACAAAACCAAATCAAAAGTATGATGTTTACATACCAGATTATAAAAAAAGCGTGTTTGTTGATATAGAGAATAAGTATTTGTATAAATTAATTGAACAAAATGTTCTATCGGGCGTATATATAACAGATAATTTTCAATGTTATAAAAGCGCGGTTGTTGCATCTGGTATAAGTAAGTTTAATGATAAAAAATCTCAAAATTTATATATCAATTCTGTTGTTTATGTGGATGGAGACTATTTATACGATAAATACAACAAAGAGACAGCCTTTAGATCAATTAGATCCCAAAACAAAATATGGGTAAACAATAAGACATGCTATAAAGGTGTTATCAAAAATATAAGATCTAACAATAACTTTGACGTATCTATACCCGATGAATACGGACAAGTATTTTACGACATAAGCAAAAAGTATTTGTATACAATAAACTTGGACTATACAAATGATTTAAATGCAACCTTAACAGATTTAAAAATAGGTTCTTTTCCTAGACCTGTTTGTAAAAATGGAAATTTTACAAAAAAATGTAGTGCTAACCCTCCGAACGACATTGAGTTTATTCAAACGCCTGATAAAACCGCCTATAGCGCAGATGCATTTCCTTTATTGGGCGAAGGAAATGAAGCAACCTGCTCTAATAAATTAAATTTTAGTCCTTTTTAACGGTTTCCTCCTTTACAGCCTTTTCAGCCTTTGGTTTAACAACCTTCTCTACTTTTTCAGCCTTGGGTTTCTCTACCTTTGGTTTAACAACCTTTTCAGCCTTGGGTTTCTCTACCTTGGGTTTAGCCTTCTCCTCTTCGCCTTCATCATTAGAAAAGTCCCACTTTTCCTTTGTTTTACCTTCATATTTGTTTGCAAGTCCTTCTGAAATAAGATATTCGTGAATTTTTACACCGGTTTCTGGTACAGTCATCTCTACCAACAACCGTCCATATTTATCAAACTTAGAACAGTTCAACAAAACGATCTTATCAAGAATAAGAGCAGACAACTTGTCTCGGCACTCATAGCCGCGTTTCTTTTCTTCCAAGTCCTTGGTCCTTAGTTCAGGAGTATCTACGTGGAGGATACGGCAATTCCACTTGTAATATTTATCAAACAGTTGGAATACTACGTGAACTGTGTCTCCGTCGTATACCTTTACAACCTTTGCCTTGGTCTCATAACCATCAAGCGAAAAATATTTAATATCTGCGTTTTGTTCTTCAAGAGCCATTACTAAGAATGATATGAACTCTTTATATTCTATTCTAATATAAGACCATCGGTTTTTGAATATGTACCAACCTGAGTCTTTCTACCATCGCGAGTAAATTCAACCAGATCATATAGAATATGTGGTGTAGAATCTACATCTACAGCATAAGACACGGATTTTCCATTTGATTTAATCGTCATCTTTTTAAGGGTGTGTTTCACAACAACCGTTTGTCCCTTTGTTTCAAAGGTTGGCGCCTCTTTATAATCATCCTCCGTAATTAAATATTCATTTGGACCCTTTTTACCCTTTGGTATTTGTAATGGATAATTAAAACATTTGCCTTTCTCTTCATGGTTTACCATGCAATCAATAGAGACCTCCTTCAATGTATCTAAAAACATCTGAGACAAGTATCTTTTTCTTTCCATAATTGCATAAAGCGCTTCATCTGTTGTTCTAGAATTATCTAGAACTTTAATTTCAAGATATTCATCCGTTTCTATTTCTTTACCAATCTTAGAAATATATAAAAACACCTTTACGGTTTGTAATTCTTCTGGTAAATCCTTATGACTGCAAATACGTCTTGCACGACCAATAACCTGATTTATTCTCACATGATGCCAATAAGGCTCCATCACATGAACAAACCTGGTATTTTTTAAATCAATACCCTCTGCTCCAGAGGCAGTAATCATTAAAACCTGTATTAACTCGCCCAGTATATTTGTAGGGGCTTTATCAGATTTGGGACCTCTTTTAGCCTTGTACATTTTTGTAAGAGTTGCCTTTACCTTATTGGGTAATTTTGTAAAATTATTGTTGTATATATTTCTTATGATCTCCTTTTGTTCCACTGATTCGCTACCTGTGTACAATGAAAAGTATCTGTCTTCAAGATAGTCAGACTCTTTATAGGGCGAACCTTTCAACGAGACCACCTCAATATCATAGTCGTTTGCCTTTTTAACAATTCTTAACTCTCTATATCCATGATACATTAAAACAAGTCTGAATATTCCAATACCCTCTAGAGTACGAAAGGTTGAATAGATTAAATGGCATCCATTATTGTCTCGGTCTAATACATTTTTAATCATTAACTTAAACTTTGGACTGTAGATACTAAGAACGTCTGGGTGTTCCGTTTTATTTTTTGTAAGTTTTTCAATAGACGAATCATTTGTCTCAAAATAAAGATGTGGGTTTGTTTCAAACTCTCTTAGAGCCTTGTCAATCTCTAATTTATAGGTGTTGAGCGAAGTATCCTTTTTAGTTACTTCAGCGTCATCTAAATCATAAATACCGACAGTCTCTCCTATCAAATCATTTTCACTAATCAAGTCCATTGTGTTTTCATCAACCATGTTCTTTTTTTCAAGTTCTGAAATGTTAAGAGGCATAGGACGCGGCATCCCTTCTGGAAAGACAAAATTACAAGCCGCTCTTGAAAAGAAACGATACGATGCAGATATGTTATCTTCTTCGTCCTTCTTTTTAAAGGAGTCTTGTTTTCGTTCTTCCTTTCTTACGTGCGAATAGTATTTTAACTGAGGCTTACTCATAATAGCATTTTCAATAAAAATATCCTCATCATCTTCGGTTTTTATGATGGTAGGCATTAATTCTTTTTTGTCTCCAAGATAAGAAACCAGGCCTACGATTCGGGTCTGAAAAAAAGTTTTTTGTTTTATTTCATTTTTTTCCGTTACAAAGTAGTTGTCAAAATCCTTTTTAATATCGGGAAGTCGCTTGATCATCGGTCGGATGGGCGGTAAAAACGCAAAGTCTTTACTACGAGTCTTTAATAAGGCGGTAACCTTATTTTCAAAATCGCTAAAATAAATCATACCAGAATCGTCGTATTTTACGGTTCCGTCCTTTAGTTTTATAAACCCATATGGATTTTTATAGATACATAGCCTCTTTTTAGACTCTTCGTATTTTATAATATCAATTGTATTCATAGAGTCAAATAACTTTTTAAAGTAATCTTCTTCCAATGTTTTGGTGGGTTTAATGGTAATAAAAAGAGCCTTTGTATATCCAGCAATTAAATTGAAAAGTACTCCCAATTCACACGGATTATTTATATAGGGCGTACCGGTTAATAGTATGACCCGACAGTTTTCTGCCTGCATAATTTCATTATACAAGATCGTTGAAATAGATGTTTTGTTGGTATTTATTTTATTAATAATTCTACTTACAAAGTTGTGCGCCTCGTCTACAATGACTACGCTATTATCAAAGACATTCCCGTCCTTTTTATAGTTTTTGTTCCAGTTATTTGTAGAAATACCATTATAATTAATAAAATTATACTTAGCCAGTATCATAATATCAATTTGCTTTCCGATTTGA